GCATTTGCGCCGAACAGGGCGACGATTTCGAGGAGATCGCCGAGGAGCTCGCCGAGGAGCAGGAGATCATCGACGAGCTCGGGCTGATCCTGACAGGCCTCGGCGTGGCCGCGGGAGCACAAGCCGCCGACACGGACGCGACGGCCGAGGAGAAGGACGCGCAAAACGACGCGGCGAGTGGGACCTCGGGCGGCTCTGGCTCGGATGCTAAGGGCCGCAACCGTGTGGTCAAGATCCTCGAGGCGCGCCGCGCGCGCAGCTTGCGCAACGCGGAGCGTCTGCTCCAAGCATCCAAAATTTACGCTAACGAGAGGTAAGTCATGATCGACAAACAAGTCCGCATGCCGACGACGCTCCCCGTGCAGTACGTCGACACGATCGCGACGATCACCCGGCGCACCAAGACGGCCGAGCAGCTCGAGGCGGCAAAGAAGCGCGCCGAGGAGCTCGCCAATAAACGCGCCGCCGGCGACGCCGCCGCGGCGGATGATCCGGAGGCCTCCGACGGCGAGGGCGATGACGAGGTGTATGACATCTCGCTCTCGAGCGACACGCCGATCTCGCGCGGCTGGTACACCGAGACGCTCGATCACAGCAAAGACGCCGTGAACCTCGACCGCGCCAAGGGCGGCCTCAATCTTTTGTGGAATCACAACGCCGATCAACCGATCGGGCGCATCAACAATCTCTCGACGAAGGGCGGCAAGCTCAACGGCGAGATGCGCTTTTTCTCGACGCCGGCGGCGCAGGAAAAGCGAACCATGGTCAATGAGGGCATGCGCGAGGTCTCGGTCGGCTATTCGGTCGAGACTTACGAGTACACGCCGGGCAACGCGGACTCGGGCGACAGCTACACGGCGAAGCGCTGGACGCCGCTCGAGGGATCGCTCGCACCCGTCCCTGCAGATCATTCGGTCGGCGTGAAGGCGCGCGCCGGCGAGACCTCTTTCCCCGTTTTGGTTCGATCGACAGCAACACCCCCCGCCGCCACCGCGGCAATCACAGCAGTAGGAGCTAGAGCAATGGATGAGACACAACGCGCGGCGGCGGAAGCGGCCGACAAGGCGAAAGCAAAGCTGCCGGGCGAAGTCGCTCGGCTATTGAGCAAGCACGGCATGGCCGATAAAACGGCCGACGCTCTCGAGCGTGGCCTCTCACTGCAGCAAGTGCAGGAGATGATCCTCGAGGCGCGCGGCACCGATGCCTCGACCGTCACGCATGCGAGCACCAACAACGGCGTCGCGGCGGACCTCTCGAACAAAGAGCGCCAGGAGTACTCCTACACTCGCGCGATCAATGCCGCGGTCGAGCAAATGGAGAACAAGCGGGCGACCGTGAAGTGTCTCGAGACCGAAGTGTCGGACGCGCTCGAGCGCGGCATGCCGGCCGCCTACAAGCGCCGCGGCGGGATCTATATCCCGATGTCGCTGCGCAATTCCGGGATCAAGGAATACGGGCCCGGCCAGGGCCGCATGTCCTCGACGCAACGCGCCGTCATCGAGATGGCTCTGCGCGCCGGCGTCATCGACTCGCAGACCGTCAATGCGTTGAAAGAGGTCGTGTTCACCGAGTACGGCGGCGAGCTCATCGAGATCCTGCGCAACCAGGCGATGGTCATCGCCATGGGCGCGCGCACGCTCACCGGCCTCTCGAGCCCGATCGCCTTCCCGCGGCAGCTGACCGATGCGGTCGCGCAGTGGATCGCGGAGAACCCGACCGCCGGCACGCTCGCAGGAAGCAACCCGACGACCGATCTCGTGACCTTGTCGCCGCACACGCTGATGGCGAGCTCTGCCTATAGCCGGCAGCTGCTCGTGCAGTCCTCGATCGATGTCGAGGCGTTCGTCCGATCCTCGATCGCCGCGGCGCATGCCTTGGCGGTCGACCTGGCCGCGATCCATGGCACCGGCAACAATAGCCAGCCCCTCGGGATCTACAACCAGGTCGGCGTCGGCACGACCGATTTCACGGCCGGCACCGGCGGCCCATATGGCAACACCGGCAACACGATCAGCTACGCCGGCTGCATCAACATGGAGGTCAAGGTCGCCAACGCCAACGCGCTGCTAGGGACCTTGGGCTACATGACGACCCCGTCGATCGCGGGCGACGCGAAGAACACCCTCAAGTTCCCCGGCGCGGCGATCGCGCAGGGCGGTCCCTTGTGGGAGGGTCAGCTGCAAAATGGTCAGATGAACGGCTACCGGGCGATCGCGACGAACCAGGTCAGCAAGACCATGGGCGCAAACGGCGCGGCCTCCGGCGGCACGAATCACGGCCTCATCTACGGCAACTGGGCCGATGTGCTGATCGGGCTTTTCGGCGGAGCGATGGAAATGATCGTCGATCCGTACAGCCTGAAAAAGCAGGGCTTGATCGAGGTCACGAGCTTCCAGATGGCAGACGCCGCGATCCGGCATCCCGGATCCTTCGACGTTGGCATCAACCTCGCGGCCTAAGCGCGTGCCTCGCATCGTCGAGCCTGGCGTCAAAGTCGTGTGCCTGGACGGGTTTATCTCCCGTCCGGGCCACGCGGCCGCGCCCGGCGAGCTGGTCGAGGTCGCCTCTCAACGCCTGGCCGAGCAGCTGGTGATGTTGGGCAAGGTGAGATTCCCGACTCCCGAGGAGCTCGCCGCTCCTCAATCGAAAACCGCCGATCAATCTGACAGGAGAAACCGAAAATGAGTTTGCAATATACCGACGCGCTTCGGCGCGCTACCGTGGCGACGCTGCTCACAGCGACCACAGAAACCGCGACCTTTACGAGCGCGACGGCAACATTGCCGGCGGGCTGCAAGGGCGACGCCGCGGTCCTGGTCAACCAGGATCTCGACACGGCCGGCACGGGCTCGAGCTGCTCCATGCAAGTGCAGAGCTCGCCGCACGGCGCCGGCGTTTGGACGAATGTCGGCGCGGCCGTCCCGACGGCAAAGACGGGCGCGGGGAATAACTTCCGCGGCCTGATCCCGTTCAACACCGAGGATGTGACCGGCTCGGATATCCAAGTCGTGGCGACGATCGCCGCGGGCTCCGGATCCACGCCGAGCTACAAGACCTCGCTCGCGCTTCTGTCCTGGGTCCCGTAACGCTGCCATGTTGACGGGTTTCTACGGTGACGCCGATATTCCGATGCTCATGTCGGATTTCGGCGTCGCCGTAGCTATCGCAGGCTACTCGCCGACGGTCCCGCTGATCGGGATCGTCGACTACGAGGGCAAGGACGTGCTCGTCTCGCAGGGCGCCGGCGGCGTGTCTGGCACCGATATCACGGTCTGGATCCAGACCTCGACGCTCCCGCCGAACCTGCGCAATAAAACGCTGATGACCGTCGATGGCAAATCGATGCGGATCCGCGATCAGAATCAACAGGGCGATGGAGCCCTCACCAAAATTTTATGCGAGGTCGTCAAGTGACGGCCTCGGTGCGAAAGCAGATCGTCGACGCGGCGATCGCGCGCTTAAACGCCTCGCCGCCCTCGGGGATCCCGACGGCCGACGACACGCGCCTCGAGAGCTACACGCCGGAGGAGCTGCCGGCGATGACCGTGCTCGAGCTGCGCGAGGAGGCGGAGACCGAAAAGGAGGGCCGCTGGTCCTATTTCGTCAAGCGCACTTTCACGATGCGCGTCGAGACTCGGATCGCCGAGACGCTCGCAACCTCGGCGCGCAATACCATGGATCCGATCTATGTCTGGATCGGCCAGCAGCTCGGCGGCCAGCAGTTCGGCGGCCTCGCGGAGGATTGCTATGAGGCGCTGCTCGAGTGGCAGTACGCCGCGGAGGATCAGCCCTACACGCTTTTGCAGCTCGATTTTCGAGTGCTCTATTCGACGCTCAAGGTCGACCCGACTCGAACACAGTGACTTTTTTTCTCGGCGCTTAAACAGGAGATTTTAAAATGACGGCAATAGTGGGTCCCTACAACCAAGCGCCGAACCCGGCGAATGTGCTGCTCGGGCGCGGTCGCGTGCTACTCGACAACCTCGACGCGCTCGGCAATCGCACGGGTATGCAGGACCTCGGAAACTGCACCGCTGTGCAGACCGAGAACAAGGTCGAGATCAAGGAAAAGTATGAGTCGATGGATCCGGCGAGCTCGCTCTACGCGCGCGGCGTCACCCGTCAGACCGTCTCGATCAAGATCACCGGCGATGAGTTCACGCTCGACAACATCGCTCGAGCGATGCTCGGCACCGTCGTGCAGGTCACGGGACCCGGCGCCACCGTCGCCGCGGAGGCTTTCACCGCGGGCTCGCCTAACGGGATCATCCAGGGCCGCTACTACCCGCTCGCGCATCGGAACATCACGACGCTGACGGATGTCAAGACGGGCTCGACCTCCGGCGTGCTCGGCACCGATTACACGATCGATCTCCTGCGCGGGATCGTGTACGTGATCCCCGGCTCGACGCTGTTCGCCGCCGGCGTGCAGCTCACCGCCGACTACGTCTATGGGTCCTACACCTATAACGCGGTCAGCGTCGGCGCGGTCGGCACGGTCGAGGCGTACCTGCGCTTTTTGGGCAACCCGATCAAGGGCCCGACCTACGAGGCGGAGTATTGGCATGTGTCCTTTACCCCGTCGGGCGAGCTCGGCCTGATCGCGGATGACTTCGGCAATTGGACGCTCGAGGGCGAAGTGATCGCGGATCCGGTCAATCACCCGACGCAGCCGATCGGCCGGCTCATCCAGACCGCGTAATATTCGGACCAACTCGCACCAAGTGCGAAACGCGTGAGGCCGGCCGAGCAATCGGTCGGCCTCTTTTCGGTCGGAATATAACGAGGAGGGTCCGATGCTCAAACTAGGCGGCCGGGAATTCGACGTGATCCGCGAGGGCACGATCGAATGGGACGTGACGCTGCTCAACCTGCTCCAAGGGTGCGGCCTGGCCGATGTCACGCTGATGATCGGCGAGACGGCCGAGCAGCTGGCGATGCGCGTCTACCGCACGCTCATGAGCCAGGGCGCCGTGTTCGAGATCTTGGGATGCGTATTGAACCCCGCCGGCGAGGACCCGCTCAAATGGACCCCGTCTCGCATGGCGGAGACCGCGGCCTTTGTTCGTGCTCTCTCGAGCAAAGCCGACAAGGCGGCGATCACCTCGCAGATCAACAGCCTGGTCGCCGGTTTTTTTCAGCAAGGGCTGCTCTCCGTTCGGACTTTTCCGAGCTATTCGACACCGGCAGCCGCCGCGATCGAGACCGAGACGCAGCCCCGAAACCTCCCGTCCGAGGCGACCTCGACCGCCAGCTCGGCGAATGGGGCTTGATGGTGCGCGAGCTCGCCGAGTATCAGCCCGATCGGATCGCGGCGGTCCTGCGCTGGCCGCTGCGCGAGGCGTGCATCGGCTACCGCGAGAAAATGCTCGCCTCGGCGCGCGCGCAGTACAAGCACGAGCTCGCGCTGTGGGCCTCGATCGCGCCGCACTCATCCAAGAAAAGCGAGCCGCCTAAACCGCCGGCGATCTTGCGGGAGATCGTGCACTAATGGCGAATCAGCCCGATGTCCGCGTCCGACTCTCGGCCGAGGGCCAGGCCGAGGTCATTGCCGCGTTTCAGAAGATCGCGAGCGAGGGCAAAAAATCCGGCGAGCAGACGGGCGAAGCCTACAAAGAGCTCAACAACCAGCTCAAGGATGTCGCGAAAACGCTGACCGGCGGCCTCGGGATCGTGCTCGTCGCGGACAAGTTTGCGGAGTTCTTCAAGTCGACGCTCGAGGGCACGGAGACGATGACGCGGCTCTCGAGGCAGACCGGCCTCTCGACGGATCTAATCCAGGGTTTCGGCCGAGCTGCTCGAGAGACCGGCGTCGATCAGGAAACGGCCAACAACGCGCTCGCGAAATTCACCGTCAACGTCGGCAAGGCCGGCGTCGGATCTAAGGCCTCGCGCGATGCGCTCACGGACCTCGGGATCTCGATCAAGGATTTTACGAAGCTCTCACCCGATAAGCAGTTTGCGCAGGTCGCGCAAAAGCTCGCCGCCATTCCGGATCCGGCGCGCCGAGCTCGAGACGAGGTCGCGCTGTTCTCGCGCGCCGGCGTGCAGCTCGACCAGGCGCTCGTCGCCGTCGGCAAGGAAGGCCTCGACCCGTTCGTCGAGAAAATGAAGGCGCTCGGGATTTTCCTCGACCAGGAATCGATCGCCTCGATCAAGTCGGCGGCCGAGTCGTTTAAAAATTTGGGCGACACGGTCAAAGGCCTCGCGACGCAATTTCTCATCGGGCTCGTGCCAGGCCTGCAGGCCGCGAGCGATGAGCTCCTCAAAGCGACGACCGGGCCCGGGGTCTCGGGCTTCAAGGCCTTGGGCGAAGTGATCGGCGATGTGTTTAGGACCGCGGTCAATTACATCGAGCACGCCGGCAACAACATCGCCGGCCTGGTCGCGAAAACCGTCGCGCTCTTTGGCACGATCAAGACGCAGGCCGCGGCGCTGCTCAAGGGGGACCTCGCCGCCTATAACGCCGAGGTCAAGCGCGTCGGCCGCGAGCTCGATGCGATCCAGCAGGCAAACGAGGAGCGCAACAAAGAGGCGGACGATCGCTTAAAGAATCCGCCGGAAAAGGCGAAAGCGCCGGAGCCGGCCGCCGCCGGCGGCGGCGGAGACACCGGCGCCAACGCCGCGGCACTTGCGGCCGCGCATCTCTCGCTCCTCGAGGCGCGGCTCGATAACGAGCTCAAGCTCTACCGCGCGCACGCGGCGCTCGTGAAGGACGCCGACAAAGAGGCCTACGATCAGGGCACGCTCGCGCTCACCGAGTATTTCGCGCGTCGCGCGGCCGCGATCAACACCGAGGCCGACAAGGAGCTGCAGCTGCTCCGCGCGAAACGCGCCGCGGTCGCCTCGAGCCCGATCGATGGCAATGATCCGCTCGCGCAGATCAAGCAAAAAAAGGAGCTCGAGGCGCTCGATAACCAGATCGCGATCGAGCAGATCAAGCGCACGGGCGAGCTCGCCGCCAACGTGAGCGCCGAGGCGGCCGCGCAGCGAAAGCTGCAGGAGGACACGCTCAAAAACGAGGAGAAGCTGCTCGAGCTCGCCGGCAAGAAAACCGAGGCGGCGCGTCTCAAACTGGCAATGGACCTGGCCGATCTCGACGCCGAGCTGCGCAAGGCCGGGATCCCCGATAAGGATCGCGCCGCGGCCGTCGGCACCGCGGCGACGCAAGGGGCGGCGCAAATCGATTTCTCCGCGGCGAGTGCAAAGGCTCAAGCGGATCTCGCGGCGCTCACGAGCCAGGAGAAGAACCTGCAGGACCAGGTCCGCGCCGGTCAGCTGTTCTCGATCGACGCCGCGGGCAAAACCGTCGAGGCGCAAAAGCAGATGCTCCCCGTCCTCGAGCAGGACGCGCAGGCTATGCTCGCTCTCGCGAAAGCCACGGGCAACGCCGAGGATGTGCAGAAGGCGCAGGCATACATCGACAAGATCCGCCAGCTCAAGGCCTCGACCGACCAGGTCGGCCAATCGTGGGCGCAAATCAACCAGGGGATCGAGAGCGCCGCCGGCGCCGGCATTAATAAATTCCTGACCGACGCGGTCTCGGGCACCAAGACGCTCAAGCAATCTTTCGTCGATATGGGCCTCGCCATGTTGCAGACACTCGAGCAGGTCGCGATCAAGCTCATCGAGACGGCCGCGCTCAAGGCGATTTTCAACTCGGCCGGCGGTTTAAGAGCCGGCGGATCCGTCGATGCCTCGAGCTCCGCGACGATCGGTTTCGCCGGCGGCGGCCAGATCCGCGGGCCCGGCACCACGACGAGCGACTCGATCCCGGCGCTGCTCTCCGATAAAGAGTTTGTCGTCAACGCCAAAGCCGCGCAGGCGCCGGGCATCCTGCCGCTCCTGACCGCGATCAACGGCGGCACGCTCAAGGGCGTGAGCGGGCCGATGCAAGTGCCGAAATTCGCGCAGGGCGGAGCGGTCGGCGGATCCGCGCGGCCGCAGATGAAGCTCGTCAACGTGCTCGACCCGACGCTGCTCGGCGATCACCTCGCGACGGCCGCCGGCGAGACCTCGGTCCTCAATGTCATTTCACGAAACCCGAACAGGGTGCGGAGCTCGATCGGATGAGTACAGCAACCGGCACGGCAACAGATTACCTCGATCTGCTCTCAAAGCTGCGGACGTTCCTGACGACCGACGCGACGCTGGTCTCGCTCGGGCAAAATTGGACCGAGCTTAAAACCAACTCAACGCCGTACTCGCACACGGAGAACACCGGCCAGATCAACACCGTGGAATTCGAGACGTACCTGCAGGCGCCTGGCCTCTCGACGACGGAGCAGATTTTCATCAATCTGCAGGCCTACACCTTCGGCTCGAGCGGCCTTTTCAACTGGCGCCTCACCGGCGCGCTCGGCTTCCTCACCGGCAATACGTGGTTTTTGCAACCCGGCATCTCGCCGCAGGCGTTTATGTACCTGTGGAATTCCGCGATCCCTTACTGGTTCATCGCGAACGGCCAGCGCGTGATCGTCATCGCGCAGGTCTCGGGGAATTTCGAGATGTGCTACCTCGGAAAATTCCTGCCCGATGCAACGCCCGGCCAGTACCCTTACCCGGTATTCATCGGCGGCACGGGCGGCGATGCCACGCCGATCGGCGGCAGCAACGGGATCGACATCGCTGCCGCGATTAGGCTGCACTCCGATGTGACGAATTTTCACGCGGCCTTTTGGGATCCGGCCGCCGCGTTCCATTGCGATGTGGCCGCGGGCTGGCAGGTCTGGAATCATTGGAACAATAACGCCGACGTACACTCAGCCGGCACGACCAATCAGATCAACCCTTACGCTGACGATGGCAATACGGGCGGTCAGGAGACCACGACGCCGGGACAGCTGAAATGGCTTGTGCAAAATATCGATGGGTCCTACCCGCTCATCCCCGTGCGCCTCGAGCAGCTCAACCCGAATCCGAATGTGCTCGGCACCTTGGACGGCGTCTTTGCAACCACGGGCGAGGGCAATAGCTCAGGCTCGACGCTGACCGTTGGCTCCGATACGTACCTCTGTTTTCAGGACACATTCCGCTCGGCGCGGCAAAATTTTTGCGCTGTGAAGTTCGCTTAAAAAGGATCCGCTATGTACGCGACGGGCACGCCGACCTCTCTCTCCGATTTCTTAAACGCGCTCGCGACCTTCGCGACCTCGGCCGGCTGGACGGTCGATTTTAACGGCGTCGCTCACTTCTCCGGAGCAACCGACTATTACCTCGCCGTGCATAAAGACTCGTGTTTCTTGGGCTATTACGTGCCCAACACCGCTGCTCTGCCCGGCTCGCTGCAAATTCAGCTATGGGGAGCGACGGGCTACGCGGGCTCAACCGCTCCATCAGCGCAGGCCGGCGCGAATGCCGTCGGGCCAGCGGCGCTCTTTCCGCCGCCGGCTGGCCCCTACAATGCCTATCACTTTTTTTCGACCGCAACCTCCGGCATAGACTATCTGCACACGCTGCTCGAGTACTCCTCGGGAAGTTTCCTGCACCTGCACGGGGGCTGCTTAAATCCGGTCGGCGGCGCGACGCCGGCAACCTACGCCTCGAGCACGACCTGGTCGCAGCTCGCCGGCGGCAACTCGGCGAATGATTCGGGCCCGAGCGGCGGCAATTGGACACCGTTCTCGGCCGAGGCTCCCAACTCTCAAGGCTATCGAGCCGTGCAGGTCCGCGCGACGGTCGACAGCGTCGCACGCTGGTTTTTTCCTGGCGCAACCTCGCCGGCGCGCCTGGTCGGCGCTGTCAAGGCCAACTCGAAAAACGTGCACGCTTTCCAGCGAAGCCCTAACACGTTTAATTTGCTGGTCCCCTTCATCCCGCTCTCCCTCTACGTCGAGCGCGCGGTCGGCAACGTGTACAGCTATATCGGTGATGTCATCGACATGCGATGGGTCAACCTTGCCAACAACCAGGCCAAGGATGAGATCACGATCGGCTCCGATACGTGGAAATTGTTCCCAGTGATCTCAAAACAGCCTTTCGGCTCACCGACCGCGGCGACCGGCAATTACGGATTCGCCTTTAGGAAAAATGCTTGACCGCCGGCGCGCTCATGCCGCGGGAGATCTATCCGGCCTCGAGCGGGCTTAATCCCGGCGCGCTCGACTCGCGCGTCGTCATGTCGCAGCCCTTTGCCGGGTTCGTCGATCCGGTCGGGCCCGGCGGGACGTTCTCCGTCGTCCATCGATCGACGCTCGCGCTCTCGCTCACCGGCTCGCGGCCGGCGACATCATTCGAGTTCAATGACTGGTATTTCCGTATCCATATCCAGCCGAACAACCTGCAGCTCGGCAACGTGGTCTCGAATGAGGTTTTTACGATCGGGGTTTGGAATGCCTGGATCGCCACCGCGCAAACGCTCAACTCGATCGCGACCTTCGACGCCTCCGGGACCTCGCTGACCGGGCAACCTCCGCCGCCGCTGGTATTTCAGCCGAATCAGCAGCTTGACTACACGCTCTCGATCGACGCGCTCGGACCGCCGGCGATCGATGCGACCTACACATTCACATTTGCCGACGGCGAATCGGTCGAGCTCTCTATGTTCGGCCAACGCATCACGGCCTGGGCGTTGACGCCAGACTGGGCGACGCCAGTCGAGGAGCGCTTGGGCTGGAAAACCGACAAGCTCCGCGCGTGGGATGCGAGCGAGCAGCGCCGCGCGCTTCGCATCGCGCCACGGCGCAACGTGAAGTTTGCAACCTGGATGAGCGCCACAGATAAGCAATTTATCGAGAATCAGTTTTTCGCATGGGGCGCTCTAATCTGGGCGCTGCCCATTTGGTGGGACGGCCAGCATCTCTCCGCGCAGAGCAATCCGGGCGATGTGCTGGTGCTCGCGAACACGGTCGGCCGAGACTTTGTCGCCAATGGCCTCGCGATCATCTTGAGCGATGCGCGCACCTACGAGGTCATCCAGCTCGGCACGATCACGACGACGCAGCTCAATCTTGTGCGCTCGATCGTCGGGACCTGGCCGAAGGGCTCCAAGCTCTACCCGATCCGCTCGGCGCGGCTCATGAACGCGCAGCGCATCACGCGCAACAACGGCAGCAACGCCGATATCGAGCCGGAGTTTCAGATCGTCGAGCCATGCGACTGGCCGGCCGCGACGGGCTTGCCCATGTACCGCGGCGCGCCCGTGCTCGAGGACTCCCCGAGCGTTACCGATACCTCGGAGGGCTCCTACGATCGGCAGACCTTCACGATCGACAATCAGAGTGGCGCGATCGATGTCTACGACTCGGCCGAGATCGGCTTTCCCAACAACTCCCACAATTGGTTTTTGAAAGGCGTCAGCGCGCACAGCGCCTTCCGATCGCTGCTCTACCTGCTTAAAGGGGCGCAGGGCGAGATCTGGCTGCCGAGCTACGAAAGCGATCTCACGCTGGTCGCCGATATCGCGTCGCCCGATGTCAGCATCCAGTGCCAAAACTCCGGGCTCGCGCTCTACGCGATTAAGCTCAACCGCCAGGACATCCGTATCGAGCTCAAAAATGGGACGATCTACTATCGACGAATCACCGGCGCGAGCCTCATCGCGCCGACGACCGAGCTCGTCAACCTGCAGAGCGGTTTCGGCGTGGCGATCGCCGCCTCGAGCGTGCGGCGGATATCCTTCATGGCGCTCTCCGTGCTCGCCTCGGATGAGATCACGATCAACCACGACACGATGATCGGCGGGATCTCCGAGAGCTCGACGCCCTTCAGGGCGGTAAACCATGATATTTAAGGCGCCGCGGCCGTGACCTTCTCAACCTATGAGCTCTCGATCGCGCAGGGCGAGCCGGTCCTGCTCTATGATTTTTTCATCGGCACCGCGCACTGGCGCTACACGAGCGCCGATCGGCTCATCACCTATCTGACCAACCCCTATGCGCCGATCGCGATCTCGAGCGGCGCGGTCAACCAGGGCCAGGAGATCAAGAAAAAGTCGCTGCCGATCACCGTCCCGCTCGATACCGATGTCGTCTCGGTGCTGCAGGACTTCCCGCCCTCCGGCGATTTCCTCGTGACGATCACGGAGCTGCATTTCACGGATCCGGATCAGCAGGGCTTTATCTGCTTTGTTGGGCGAGTCATGTCGCAAAAACAGAGCGGCGCGACGATCATCATGAGCTGCGAGCCGGCCTATACCGGCGTCAAAACGACGGGCCTCCGCCGGCGCTTCCAACTCAATTGCGCACATGTGCTCTTTGGGATCGGCTGCACGATCCAGCCATCGACCTACGTGACCGCGGCCGTGCTCTCCTCGGTCTCGGGGCCCACGGTCGGGATACCGGGCCTCACGCCGCCGGCGGGACTCTCATTTGCCGGCGGCTACATCGAGTGGGACTCGGGCCGCGGGTATCTCGAGCGCCGCTCGATCAACAGCATGAGCGGCGGCGGGAGCGCGTTAAACCTCGCCTATGCGGCTCCGGATCTCGTGCCAGGCCTGGCCGTCAACGTGTATCCAGGCTGCGATCACACGACGGCGAATTGCATCGCGTTCAATCTGGCGCCGCAGGACC